GTCGGGGCGGACTGCCGAAGTCGTCACCGAACTGCGGAGCAAGGGCGGCTTTCAGGGTATGCCGGTTCCGTGGGGCGCGCTGGAACAGCGGAACACGGTTGCGGCTGATGTGCCGAATCCGCTGATGACCCGGCCAATCATTGACCGGCTGTTTCCGGCGTCTGTCGCGGCGCGCATGGGCGCACAGATGATCCAGATCGACTCGGGGCTGACCGAATGGCCTGTTGTCACCTCGTCGGTGGCGGCGGGCTGGGCTGCGACCGAAGGCGGCAACGTCACCGGTCCGACGCAATACACCACGGCAGACCGCCCGATGAATCCGAACAAGACGTTGGGCATTCAGATGCGCATTTCCCGTCGCGCGATGAAGCAGACCGGCGATGCGCTGGAACAGGCGATCCGGCGCGATATGAACGGGGCTATGGCGCAGGCGACCGATCAGGCGGTATTCCGGGGCACGGGCGCGGACGGCCAGCCCTTGGGCATCATCGCAGGCGCTGGAACGTATGGCATCACGTCAACTGCCATCGGGGCGGCGGCAACCTGGGCTGCGTTCCGGGCGGCTGTGGCGCGGTTCATCGCGGCCAACGCGGCCAACGCACCCGGCGACGTGCGGCTGATGCTGCGCCCTGAGGTCTGGGCCTACATGGACGGCGCGCTGATCACCAACACGGCGGTTTCCGAATGGGATCGGATGACTGGCCAGATCGGGGCGGGCAATATCGTTCTGGCCACCAATGCGCTTGCGGTTCCTGTCGGTTCGCCCTTGGCGTCGAATGCGCTGTTGACGACTGCGGCGGGCGGTGTTGCACCGATCTTCGTCGGGCTTTGGGGCGCAGTCGATATGATCCGGGATCCCTACACCGACGCACAGGCAGGCGGTCTGCGGATCACGGCTTTGGCCACGATTGACGTGACGGTCGCGCGGCCTGCGCAGCTGGAACTTCTCACCGGCGTGCGGCAAGCCTGATGTTGTATGGCGCGCATATCGGGGCGCTGGAACTTAGAACCGAGGGCGGGGCAACCCACCTTCGGGCAACGTTCCCTTATGGCGCTGAAACCGAATTGGCACCGTTGCGGCGCGAAGTTGTCGCCTCGCGGGCCTTCGCAGACCGGATCGAGGCGGGGGAGGATATTCACCTGCTGGCCGGTCACGATTATGAAAAGCCCCTTGCGTCACGCGCGGCGGGCAACCTGACTGTCACCGATACCGACGCGGCGCTGATGATCGAGGCAAGGATCGAGGGCGGCACAAGCTGGGCGCGTGACTTTCTGGCGGCTCACGCGGCGGGATTGATCCGGGGCTTGTCGCCGGGTTTTCGCGTGTCACCCGGCGGGGAGCGGATCGAGGGGCGGGGCGATGGGCTGCTGCGCACCGTCACGCGGGCGGCGTTGTTCGAGGTGTCTGCGGTCACGGTTCCGGCCTACAGCGCAGCGCAGATCGAGGCGCGGGCTTGGGGCGTAAACTCGGCAAATTTGCCGAGTTGTTCCGGCCTGCACCGCACCCTAAACCGATGGAGGGCTTGATCATGTCGCTGTGGCCATTCAAACGCTCATCCAACTTGGATAAGACCGAAACCCGCGCATCGGGCACCGGATACACGGGCCTGATCATGGCTGCGCGCGAAAGCTATATCAGCGGCGCGTCTGGCATCGGGGAACTGACTGCCACCGTGCAGGGCTGCATATCGCTCTGGGAGGGCGCGTTCGCCCTTGCCGACGTGACGGGCACCGATCTGCTCACACGGCACGCCTTGGGCCTTGTGGCGCGTTCTGTGGCGCTGCGTGGTGAGGCTGTGTTCCTGATCAGGGGCGACCGCCTGCTACCCTGTGCCGATTGGGATCTATCTACCCGCGACGGCATCCCGCGCGCCTATCGTGTCAGTGTGTCAGAGGCGGGCGGCAACCGTTCGGAAACCGCCTTGGCGGCGGAGGTTTTGCACTTCCGCATTGCATCCGACCCCGTGTCACCTTGGACCGGGCAGGCACCTTTGCGGCGTTCGCAGCTATCGGCGCAATTGCTGCAAGAGGTGGAAACCGCCTTGCGCGACGTTTACAGGGATGCGCCCTTGGGTTCGCAGATCGTGCCTTTGCCGGATTCATCGGCTGACGATATGGAAACCATGCGCGGGGCGTTCCGGGGGCGGCGCGGTTCAACGCTGATCATCGAGGGCGTGGCGCAATCCACTGCGGCCGGGATGAATCCGCAACTGGGCCAGCGGGCGCAAGACCTGTCACCGGACCTTTCCAGAAGCATGACCGGGCCAACGCTATCGGCGGCTAGGGATGCTGTCTGCGGCGCGTTCGGGGTTCTGCCGGGGCTGTTCAACCCGGCCACCACGGGGCCGATGGTAAGGGAGGCGCAACGGCATTTGGCCGGATGGGTTCTGCAACCGATGGCCGAGACCTTTGCCGAGGAAGCTACGGCGAAACTTGGGGCCAAGGTTGTGATCGACGTGGGGCGTCCCTTGCAAGCCTTTGACGCTGGCGGGCGGGCGCGGGCGCTATCGCAACTGATCGAGGCCATGGGCCGCGCGAAGGAACTGGACCTGACCCCGGAGCAGATCGAGGCGGCGTTCAAGTCTGTTAACTGGGGCGGCGGGGACGCGCTGGCCTGATCAGGATAGGGCAGGTTGCGCCTGCGGGTGGTTTTCGTAAAGCAATCCGATTAGACGGTGAGTGCGAAAACCCCGTCATGGCGCGGCCTGTGTACATGAGGCGGGCGCGGCGCTAGGGCCGGGGGGGATGCTTCCCGGCCCTATTCTTCAACGACATGCAAAAGAACTTGCGGCCGTTCGGGGGTAAGTTGCTCTGCATGGCGAAATGCAATGTCAAACCGCCGAGCCAAGATACGATAGACGGTTTGCGTTTCTTCAAGGTCAATCTGGATCGTATCACCCACCGCTGGCACCTGGGGCAGATCAATATCATAGCAGGAATCATCAGCCGAGTTGGTAGTGGACATGCGGATAAAAAACATGGGGCGTTCCTTGGGTTTTCCGGTTCGCCGTTACCATAGCTTGCCAGCCCCATAGCAGGCAACCCCGGCGCGACCTGCACCCCGTCCCCGGCGCTTTACATAAAACCCGTTCTCGGAATCCCGACGCCTTGCGGTTGAATCGTGCCGTGAAATTTGCCTGCTATCGGCGCGGGCAGGGGCCTGCTACTTTCCAACTTGTCAGGCAAGGGGGCAGTAAATGGCAAAGATCAGCATAAGCGAGGCTGCAAAGCGTTTTGATGTGTCGCGGCCAACTTTGGCTAAACACTTGAAAGAAGGCAAGATTAGTGGCGAAAAGAACGCTGTAAAAGGCTGGCAGATTGACACGTCAGAACTTGTCAGGACCTATCAGGGCAGATTTGCAAAGGGTGAAAAGCCCTTACCAGACAACTTGTCTACCTTTTCCAGTCCCTTAGAGGGCGATCTTAAAGCGGAAATTGAGCGGCTACGGGCTGATTTGGCCGTCGCTAGTGCGCTGGCCGATGAACGCGGCAAGCGGTTGGATCAACTGGTTCCGATGCTGACTGATCAGCGCAAACGGCGCTGGTGGCCATTCTAGCCTTGCCTTGGTAATGTAAAACGCGCTATACGTTGCTAGGAACAATGGAGCGTAAAATGGACCTGCTGAATCGGAAATACACGGCGCAATCTGTCGCCTTGGCAACGGGCACAACTGCCAAACAGATCACTGACTGGTGCAACCAAGGCCAGATCATCGGCCAAAAGGGAACGCTGGGGAAGGGCCACAGGCGCGAGTTTTCGTTCTTCAACGTGATGGAAGTGGCGGGCGCTGTCTCGCTGATGGAGATCGGGATCAGATCCCCGGCTGATGCGTTTAAAGCAGCGTCACACTTCGCACATACCGCCCCCGGCGGGTCTGGATGGGTTGTGGATGGCGAAATCATCGAAGGCGATAGCAAGCCCAAAAGGTGGCCGAGCCTGCCCTATCACCCCAGAGACGGCGAAACCTTCTTGGTCGTGTCGGGCGACTTGTCCAAGGTTGTCTTGAGCCAGCGGGGGGAGTTGAACACCTTTTCTTTTTTCTCTCGCCCCCGTCCGGCAGGCTTCATCCTGCTGAATATGTCCGAAGTGTTCCGGGCGGTCACGCAGCGCATGGCGCTGGATTACCGGGAAGCCTTGGACGAAGCCTATGAGGTCTGATCTGGACCGCAACACTACAACTTGGGTTTCTGTCGGAAAGGTTGCGCAAGTCTTGTGCGACTCTGTCCGGCATGGCACAAAAGGAAAACCCCACCAGCCCGGCAAGGCTGATGGGGTCAATGAAACGGTTGGACGCCGGTTCGATACTTGTTCAATGCACTATAGGGCGGGAAACCGTCCCGTGCAAGCGCACCGTCGCGTCCAGCCTCAAAAATTGAGGGGCAGCGAATGAACGCGCAAAGCGAAATCAAGCTACAGTTCTGCACCGGGTTCGGGCAGTTCGACACGCACAAAGCCGATGGCCAAGACTATCAGGGCATCACCGGGGCCGAGATCGTCGCCATGGTGCAAGACCCGCCAAAGGTGGACAAGGACAAGGGGCGTTGGATGATCCCAAGCGACTACAGGGCAGGCGACGGGCGCGAACATGAAGCGCAACGATCACACGGGCGGTTCTGGTGGCTTGCTCTAGACGTGGACGAAAACAACCTGGCGATGGCCGATATACAGGCGGCACTGATCAGCGTTGCGTGCGATGTGGGGCGGCTGATCTATTCCACCCGTTCAAGCAAGGCCGAAAACCGCAAGTGGCGGGCGCTGATACCCCTGCACCTGCCCTTGTCCGGGGCCGACTATGCCGACACCGCCACGGCCTTCTATGACCTGCTAGAGGAAGCCAGTGACGGCACGTTGATTCCTGACAGGGCTTTGGCGCGTCCGGGGCAACTGGTGTATCTGCCGAACCGTGGCGACTTCTACGATCAAGAGATCAGCAAAGGCGCGGGCCGTCTTGTTCTGTCGGCTGATCACCCGATTATCCAACGGCGCGACGATACCCGACGCCAGAGGGCAGAGGCTGAGGCCAAGGCGGCAGAGTGGAAAGCATGGAAAGCCCGAAAAGCACCCACCGATACGTCAAGCATTGTGGACGCCTTCAATTCTGCGGAAAGCGTGGCAAACCTGCTGGCAAAGTATGGCTACAAGCAAGCGGGCGGCGACAACGATTGGCGTTCGCCTTTTCAGCAAAGCGGATCATTCGCAACGCGGGACTGCGGCGACCACTGGATAAGCCTATCCGCATCGGATGCAGCGGCGGGCATCGGGCGGGATAGCAAGACTGGCCAGCGGTTCGGGGACGCCTTCGACCTGTTCGTTCACTTTGAGCATGGCGGCGGCGATGTAGGGTTCAAGGCGGCGATCAAAGCCTACGCGCTGGAGATCGGGCATGATTACAAGACCAAGAAGCGCGAAACGATCCGAAATGCCGAACCGGGCGACGATGTAAACGCGCTGGAGCCTGACGAAACCGACCTGTCGCATGATGCGCTGGCAAACGACCTGGGCGCGCGATCTTGGGATGCTGACGCCAAGCACGTTGCACTGTGGAACAAGTGGCTGTTCTGGAGCGGCAACCATTGGCAGAAGGATGAGCGACTTTCGCACCTGACGCAAACCCGGGACTTCCTGCGGGCGCGGGCCAACGATCTGATGATCTGGGCCACCAAAAAAGCCGCAACTATGTCACCTGAAAAGGCCGACAAGTTTTTGTCATGGGCCAAGGATCAGGCCAAGACGCTGCGCAACAAGACAACTGTTGCGGCGGTGGAAAGTCTGGCAAAATCCAACCGGGCAAGCGCGGCAAGCGTGGATGACTTCGACTCTCACCGCCTGCTGATTGGCACCCCCGGCGGCACCGTCAACCTGATCAGCGGAGAGACGGGCGAGGCGCAGCGGGGTCACAGGATCACCAAGCTAACCGCGACCGCACCCAAGCGCGGCACCCCGGTTCGATGGCTGCAATTCCTGAATGAAGTGTTCAACGGCGATCAAGACATGATCGAGTTTGTGCAGCGGGCGGCGGGCTATGCGCTGACGGGCGAGACTCGGGAACATAAACTGTTCTTTCTGTATGGCACCGGGCGCAACGGAAAATCGGTGTTCCTGAATACGCTGTTCAAGATATGGGGCGACTATGCGCGACGGGCGCACGCGGCGACCTTCCTAAACACCAACGGCGAAAAGCACCCGACCGACCTTGCGGGGCTGCAAGGCGCGCGTCTTGTGGTGGCGTCCGAGATACCCAAGGGCAAGACGTGGGACGAAAGCACCATCAAAGACCTGACAGGCGGCGACACGATCACGGCGCGGTTCATGCGGGGCGACTTCTTCGACTTTGAACCGCAACTTTCGCTGTTCATCGCCGGTAACAACATGCCGTCATTCAGGGGCGTGGATGAGGCAATCCGGGCGCGTGTAATGCTGATACCGTTTACCGTCACGTTCCCCGCTGAAAAGCGCGATCTGCACCTAGAGGATAAGCTATGGGCCGAAGGGCCTATGATCCTGCAATGGGCTATCGACGGCGCAATCAAGTGGCAGCGCGACGGGCTTAAAATCCCGGCAAGCGTATCGGGCGCATCGAATGAATATTTTGATGACGAGGACACGCTAGGCCAGTTCCTTGCGGATGAGACGATCAAAGACGCTGACGCCTTCACCACCACCACCGACCTGCACCACCGTTTCAAGCAATGGTGCGAAATCCAAGGGCTACAGCCTTGGACGCTGCGCACGCTGCAAAAGGAAGTGAAGGGGCGCGGCATGATCGAGGCGCGGCGCAATCATGGGCGCGGCTTTCTTGGCCTGCGGCTGTAGCGGGCAAGGTTCTAAGGCGAAAGGGGCAAATTTGCACCTTTATCTGACAGGCCGGGGGCGATGCTTCCCGGCCTTTTCTTTGGCGTGATCCTGTCAAAAGGTGACGGAAGTGACGGAAGTGACGCTTTGCTACATTTGGGCCGTATGTGACGCGCATACGCATACCCGCGCGCAATACGTCTGGAATGGGCGATTCCGTCACTTCCGTCACTTCCGTCACTCTGGGCAAAAGGCGACGGCCTAATGCTCTAGGGCTTGCATATAAACGGAAAGCGCGTTATACGTTTCTCTATTCAATAGGGAAACCGCATGACCTACACCCGCACCACCATCGGCACCGCCCCCCCATTCACCTTGGCCGCGATCAAGTCGCACATGCGCGTCACGGTATCCGACGACGACGAAGCTATCCAAGGCATGGCGAGCGCGGCTGCTATCGAGATCGAGGCCTATTGCGATCTGGCATTGGTGAACCAGACGATCACCACCACAACCACCACATGGCCGGGGCAAGACGTGCCCTTGCCTATTGGGCCTGTCGCATCGGGCACCATCGCCACCGTGTCAGTGATCGAGGCAGACGGCACGGCAACACCCGTCGCTGATGGGTATTGGCTGGAGGCTGGCAGATACCCCGTGTTGCACTTCACAGGCACACCGGGCGGGCGGCTGATCGTTACATATCAGGCGGGCTATGGGGCAACGGCAGGCGCTATCCCTGCTGATCTGTCGCTTGCGATCAGTGATCAGGCGCTACGCTACTACGACCGCCGGGGCGATGATGATGCACCGCAAGGGCTGTGTGTATCGGCAGCGCGCATCTGCGCACGCTACAGGCGGGTTAAGGCATGATCGGCAGCCCAACCACCCGCAAGGCCACCAAGGGCACGCCACGGGCCGCTACGGGCTTCTCTGCAATGGTCCCAATGCCCCCCAAAGCGATTGGCACCCGGACCGGGGTGGAAACTGTTCATTTCTCTCTCACAAAAATCCGGGGGGAAAAATGACTGCCGAAATCGCCATTCAATTCTTGGAAACTCTGCGGATTCCAGAGGGGCCGAAGGCTGGCCAACCGCTGAAACTTGCCGAGTTTCAAAAGCAATTCGTTCGCGGCGCTATGGCGGCTGATGTGATGGTGGCGTGTTTGAGTATCGGCAGGGGCAACGCCAAGACGGCTTTGGCTGCTGGCATCGCCCTGGGCGCGTTGATGGGCGTCTGGGATGATCAGCCCCGGCGCGAGATCATCCTTTGCGCGCGCAACCGTGATCAGGCAAAAACCGCGTTCGGTTTCATTGTCGGTTTCATTGATGGCCTGGACGAAGCCGAGCGGGAACTGTTCACGATCCGGCGCGGCTCACGGCTGGAAATCGAATATGGCGAGAACGGCGGCGGGCTGGTGCGCGCTATCGCGGCTGATGGCCGTTCGATCCTTGGCGGCGCACCTACGCTTGCGATCTTGGACGAGCGGGCGGCATGGGAACGCGACAAGGGCGACACGCTGGAAAACGCGATTCTGTCGGGACTCGGGAAGCGCGATGGCAAGGCGCTGATCATCAGCACAAGCGCACCCGATGACGCTAATACCTTTTCGCGTTGGATGGATGAACCACCACCCGGCACTTACATTCAAGAACATCGTCCCGCCTTCGGCTTGCCTGCGGATGATCTGCCAAGCCTGCTGGTGGCCAACCCCGGCGCTGTCGAGGGCATCGGCGCAAGTGCTGACTGGCTGGTGGCACAAGCGCGGCGGGCCATTGCGCGGGGCGGCTCTGCCCTTTCCAGCTATCGCAACCTTAACAGGAACGAGCGTGTCGCGTCTGATGATCGTTCGGTTCTGGTGACGGTTGATGAATGGATGAGCGCCGAGGTTGCCCCGGATGATCTGCCCCCCCGCGCTGGCCAGTGCATCCTTGGCATAGACTTGGGCGGCAGTCGGAGCATGAGCGCGGCGGCGCTGTTCTGGCCTGACACGGGCCGTCTGGAGGTTGTGGGCACGTTCCCAAGCACCCCAAGCCTTGCCGACCGTGGCGCGGCTGATGGCGTGTCAGGGCGCTATATCGAAATGCAGGACCGGGGCGAGTTGTCGGTTCTGGGCGAGGCGACGGTTCCGCCTGGCCTATGGCTGGCCGAGGTTGTGAGGCTGGCCGAGGGCGCGGAAATATCCTGCATCGTGGGCGACAGGTTCCGCCATGCCGAGTTTGTCGAGGCCATGAACAAGGCCGATCTGCGGGTTCCGTTCATCTGGCGCGGGTTCGGATGGAAAGACGGTTCCGAGGATATTGAGCGGTTCCGGCGCGCGTTGTTTGACGGGCTGGTGAAAACCAAGCCGTCGCTGTTGCTGCGATCTGCCTTTGCGGACGCGATCACGCTGGTTGACCCGGCAGCAAATCACAAACTGGCAAAGGGGCGATCACTGGGGCGCATAGACGCGGCGGCGGCGTCTGTCTTGGCCATTGCCGAGGGTATGCGGCGCAAGGCTGCGATCACCCGGAAAGCGCGGCTGGCATGGGCCTGAAAGAGTATCAGCGCCACTCCAAGGCTGTCACGTCAACCCGGCGCTGGCAGTCGGTTCGGCACGCTGTGCTGGAGCGCGACGGCTGGGCCTGCACCACCTGCGGGGAGCGGCGACGGCTGGAGGTTCACCACACAAAGCGCGTGAAAGACTTCCCCGGCCATGCCTTTGACCCGGCCCTTTGCCTGACCCTTTGCGGGTCATGCCACACCCGCGTCACCCGCCTAGAAATTGGCCACAAGCCAATGTCGAAACCCCGTCAGGAATGGCGGAAATCTGTCTCTGAATTAGAGGCGCAACCTACCGAGCAAAATGGAGATACCAATGCTTGATTCTGTGAAAATCACCCGGCGTCAGTCGGAAATCCGCCAAGCCCTTGCGGGACTGGTGGGCAAGGACAACGCCACCGAGGACGAGACGCGCAACATGGGCGCGCTTGATCTGGAATACCGGAACAACGAAACCCGCTATCGCGCGGCGCTGATCTGCGAAGATACCGAGCGGCGGGAAGCCGGGGCCGAACTTGAAACCCGTTCGGAGCGTGAGTTTGCCGATCTGGTCGCGGGCTTTGAATTGCGCCAAGTCGCACTTGCCCTGGACGAGGGCCGCGCGCTGTCGGGCCGGACTGCCGAAGTCGTCACCGAACTGCGGAGCAAGGGCGGCTTTCAGGGTATGCCGGTTCCGTGGGGCGCGCTGGAACAGCGGAACACGGTTGCGGCTGATGTGCCGAATCCGCTGATGACCCGG